AACGCAATCGCAGCATCCAACCGCAACGACAACAGCTCGCCTATGACAATCATCGTCCAGAGCGTACTTGACGGACGTGTGATTGGTGAGACTGCGTACAACTACAACCGACAAATCGGACGAGCGCTGGGGGTGTAATTCATGCCTGATTTGACTCTTTCAATCGCTGGTGTGGATTTCTCAGCCAGCGTTTCAACGTACAAGGTGACCAAGGAGGTCACCTACAAGAAGATAATCACGACTCTTGACGACGTGGAGCACCCGTACCCGGGCAAGTTCCGCGACGTCCTGACCGTTTCGTTTATGCCGATGACGGAAGAGGAAGCGACTGCGCTGTACGACGCACTCAACACCTTCTCCGTCACGGTTATCTATACAGACCCGAGCCGCAACGGCGTGACATCGACGAAGACGATGCGCGTGACGTCCAACATCGAGCAGACGTTCGCGCTGAAGAGCGTTGATGGATTGCGCAGGTACAAAGGCGGTGAGATTGAGCTGAGGGAGGCGTAAGAGAATGAAAGACATATCTGGAAGCTATGCTGACATCTTCGCCAACCCGAACCACTGGGCTGAGCACCGCGTGACCATTGGCGACTCGGTGTTTGGAATGGAATCAATCGTGAGCCTGAAGACGCCGGGGCAGCTGTTTGACTCCAGTGGCCCCGGTATCGGGTCTGCCGTATCCCGTGAGATGGAGCTTGAGTTTTTGCCGGGAGACACAACCATTCCGACTGCGTCGAAGTGCAAGGTTGAGAGCCGGCTGGCTGCAACCGATGAGGAAACCGGAACGACCACATGGACGCCATGGATTCCCATGGGCGAGTTTTTCATCGACTCTCGTACGTATGACGAGACCGGTGATGTACTCAGCATTCACTGCTATGACGCGATGCTGAAGACGGAGTATGTGTATCTCGATAAGCATCTCGACCAAGACAACGAGTACAACTGGCCTATGAGCGCTCGCTCTTTGTTCGAGCAAATCAGCGCTGACATTGGCGTGACGGCGAGCATGGACGTAATGCTCAACATACCGGCGACATGGAAGGTATCGTACCCGGGTAATTCCACGGCACGAGACCTTCTCCGGCAGATAGCTGTGGCGATGGGCGGAAACTTTATCGTCAACGACTACGGAATGCTTGCGTGCAAAACGCTCTATCAGTCGGCAACCGTTGCGCAGGACTTGGGAATGAACGTAGGCTCGCTGTCACGTGGCGTTGACTCTGCTGCGTTCACAAAGGTTCGCATCACCGGAATCGAGGGTGTTGATGGCGTATCCGAGTACGTTGCCGGCAACGATAACGGCTTGACTCTTGAGGGCGAGTGCCCTTGGGGAACGCAGACCATGGCGAACAGCGTGCTCGCTAAAGTGAACGGATGGGTGTACCGACCGTTCACGGCGGACGAGGCACTGCTTGAGCCTTCTGTTGAGATTGGCGACACCGTGCAGATTAACGGGTGGAAGTCAATCGTCGCTAAGCTCGACCGCTCGTTCGACAAGATGTTCGACGCTTCCGTTTCCGCGCCAGATGACGAGGAACTTAACCACGAGTACCCGTACGTATACACGGGGTACAGGGGAAACCACGAACTCAAACAGGTTGAGCAGGAAATCGCAAAGGTAAGTTCTGACGTTGACAACATCAGCTCAGACTTGAGCGACTTCAAGGCGAGCGTAGCCTCGATGTCTTCGCAAAGAACGATAAAGCTCGACTTCTCAAACTTCAACAGCGGTTCATTCACGGAGACGCTTGAGAACAGCGAAGACCCAACCATCACGTATGACGTGGATTTTGACTCAAGCGGTAGACCTATCAAACTCACGTGCTCTGACGGGCACACCTTGGACATCACATGGTAAAGGAGGGCACGAACGATGGCATACAACAAGAACGATTTCCTCGCCGGCGTTGTTGCCGGTCGTGCCCTTCATGGTCGCCATATAGGCTCCAAGGGCGCTCCTATTCACGTAGAAGGGAATCTCAACATATCTGAGAACGGCGACTACGACGTTACGAACTACAAAACGGCCACGGTCAACATTCCGCTGAAGATGTACACGCTGAATGAGATTCTCGCAGGCACGTCGTTTTATCCGGTATGGGTCAACGCATGGGTGACATGCTATCCGGAGTACATCATCAACAGCGCGGACGACAACAGCATAAGCTGGACGTTCCGGTTCCGTTCTTCTGGTATGTGCCACCCGCAGACAGCGGACGAGCTTGTTGGCATCGCCCTTCCTCCCTACGAGCTTGAGATACCCGGCGGGGAAAGCCCGCGCAGAATCATTAAGCTCCCGGACTTGGCGGGAACGTATTTTGGCGAGTACACCACAGGCGGAGCATCTGCTGAAGAGATGGAGGGCTGCGGCATTCGCATCGAGTCCATAGACAGCGGGTTCATCTCTGCAAAGCCTGCTAACACAGGCGGCATGTACCCGATTTGGCCGGAAGACACAATGCTTGGTCTTGCGTCCACCGAGTGCTATGCGGTGTACGTCACGGGTGACGGTTGGGAGCGTCCCGACACGTACATGAACTTCACTATGGACATTCCGTTTACTACTCCCGTGGAAGGTGGTGCTTGGCTTGATTAACGATAGAGAGACATTCTTCAAGGGCATGGAAGTCGGACGCGCGATGCGCGGATGGAGAACGCCCGACTCGCCTTCGTACCCGTCAGGCACAAAGTACATCTATCAGAACGGAGAGTACGACGTAGCGCAGTTTGAGACGGCAAGCGTAAATGTCAATCAGACCGACGCTATATCCGCTGAGCAGGTGCGCGAGCTTTGTGCTGGGGCTGCGTACCATTTCCCCGTGTTCACGGACAATGACAAATCCCTGCGTGTGTGGGTTGAGTTTGCCGAGGTAACAGAGAAGGCGAACGGAACCGCAGACAAGGCGACGTGGCACGTGCATTTCTCAGCATCCGCGAATGACGATGACGATACACTCGGAATCATGCTCGACGATGGTCGCAACACGCTTCCGGGCATCGGAACGTATGTCGCGGATTACATATACACAATAATGGGCAACTTCACCGCCGAGCTTCTCGGGATTCACGAGCTTACGTTCTTGGATGGCAACGAGGGCGTTACCGGCTGCAACGTTCAGGTGTACGCGAACGAGGATGTTGAGTATGTGCGATTCGGCACGCTAAACGCTCTGAGCATAGACCATGACAACACGTATGGCGTGCTAATCACAGGCGACGGATGGTCTTCCATCACAGGAGACTGGCACGCATACGTCCCGGTCAGCTTTGGTGTCAATCTTTAATAAATAGGAGGAATACAACATGATTCGCACTCACGTGCGCCCTATCATCGGGCGTGACATTCCCATTGGTCGCAAGGGCGAGAACCTTGCGCGTGTTGTTGATTTTTCCGACATCATCGCGGAAATCAAGAAGGACTACGGTGACAGCGGCAAGATTGTGGTGCTCGTCAAGCGCCCCAACGAGGACATGCCGTATCCGGCGGCTGTAGTCGACGAAAGTGACGGCCTCACTTGGACGCCTACCGAGACCGACACGGCAATCGCCGGTCGCGGTAACGCAGAGGTCGACTACTACGTGGACGACGTACTCGTGAAGTCCGTTCTGTTCACTACGTACACTCATGATTCTATCGGAGTTTCAGGTGATACACCGGAGCCGGGTTATGACTACATGAAGCAGTTGCTCGACGCTCTGGAGAAGGTCGGCACGGGTATCGTTTCGGTCGATATGAACGAGGACTCGTCCATCACGTTTCACATGAGCGACGGTACCGAGTACACAACCGAACCACTGAAGGGAGCGGACGGAGACCCCGGAGCCGATGGCGAACCGGGTGTCGCAGGAAAGGACGGCGTAAGCCCGACTGTTTCCACTTCGGAGATTGATGGAGGTACTCGCGTCACCATCACCGACGGCACTGGCGAGCACACGTTCGACGTAATGAACGGTCTTGATGGCGGAGAGGCTGCGACCCCTGAGATTGGAGACAACGGCAACTGGTTCATCAACGGAGAGGACACGGGCAAGCCTTCGCGAGGTGAGACCGGCGCTGACGGTACCCCCGGCGATAAGGGCGACCCCGGCGCTGATGGTGCCGACGGCTTCTCCCCGACCGTGCAGGTAACTGATGGAGACGGTACGCACACCGTGACCATAACCGACAAGGACGGCGACCATTCGTTCACTATCAACGATGGCGCGGATGGTGAGCCGGGTGAAAAGGGCGCTGACGGCGAGCCGGGAAAGAACGGTGAAGACGGTGCCCCGGGTGCTGACGGAAAGGATGGCGTAAGCCCCACCGTCAAGACCGACTCGATTTCTGGCGGTACGCGTGTGACTATCACGGACGCCGAGGGCGAGCACACCTTCGATGTACTTAATGGCAAGGACGGCGGAGAAGCTGCAACCCCTGAGATTGGAGAGAACGGCAACTGGTTCATCAACGGCGAAGACACGGGCAAGCCTTCGCGCGGCGCAGATGGCGCTGATGGAGCAAAGGGCGACCCCGGCGAAGACGGAGCACCCGGCGAGAACGGAACCGACGGAAAGGACGGCGTAAGCCCGACTGTTGAGACGTCGGCAATCGAGGGAGGTACGCATGTAGTCATCACTGACGCAAGCGGTGCCCACGAGTTCGATGTCATGAACGGCACTGATGGCGCTGACGGTAACGACGGCGCACCCGGAGCCGATGGCAAGGACGGAGCGGATGGAGCAAAAGGTGACCCCGGTGCAGATGGCGCTGACGGCTTCTCCCCGACCGTAGACGTTGCTGACGGAGACGGCACGCACACCGTGACCATCACCGATAAGGATGGCGCTCACGTGTTTACCATCAACGACGGCAAGAACGGCTCAGATGGTCAGGACGGTGCACCCGGAGCCGATGGCAAGGACGGCGCAGATGGCGCAAAGGGCGACCCCGGAGACCCGGGCGCTGATGGCGCTGATGGCTTCTCCCCGACGGTTTCTGTTTCCGACATTGAGGGCGGACATCATGTGGTTATCACTGACAAGGATGGCGCACACGAGTTCGACATCATGGACGGTCAGGACGCAACCGGTGGGACGCCTGAGAAGTTCACTCTGCCGTCGTCTGCGTTGTACTACTTGTTCCAGTCGTCCTCGTTCCCGCTCGGGAAGTCCGGTAGTGATTATGCGTGGATTTCGTGCGGTACGTCTTCGTCCTTCAATGTGGACGCAGAGCTTACCGCAGAGACCGGGGACGTGACGCTCAAGTTCACGACGAGTGCCGACCAAGGAACCGGCAACGCCGTGTCCTTCGGAAGCTCGTACAACGGGGATGATGGAACGTACTGGGGATTCCTTCGCAAGTTCTGCACGATGGTTCCAGCCATTGTTACCGATGAGAACACGAAGCGTCTTAATGGATTGACCATTGACAGCATCGACGTCTACAAGGACGGCGTACACGCTGCGAGCTTCGCTGAGGTTGTCAATCAGGCTATGGCGTATCCCACGCCTACTGTCGCGGAGCGCGTGGTCGGTTTCAGTGTCTGTGGTCTGAACGACGGGGCTACCGTCAAGAGCGGAGACACCGTTACGGTAATCATTCGCGGGCACATCGCTCCTGCGCTCGCGTAGACATAAGACAAACAAGGTAATGAGGCGGCGTTGGCTCACTGAGCCAGCGTCGCTTTGTTATAGACCGTGCCACAAACGTGACGCGGCCTTTCTTATAAGAGCACACGAGAAATCGCGTGCATGAATGCCGCTAAGGCGGCGGAAAGGATGAACAAATATGAGCATGAAGTTTATTGACATTTCGAATTGGCAGGCTGGGCTTAATATTCCTACCGTAGTGAAGAACGGTGGGCTTGGCGCTGTGGTCGTTAAGGCGACTGAGGGGCTTAATTTCGTTGACAAGTCCTGCGATGGCTTTGTGCAGAAGTGCATTGCCAACGGCATCCCGTTTGGGTTCTACCACTTCGCACGCAACAACGACGCGTCCGCTGAGGCCGAGTTCTTCCGTAAGAACACGACCGGCTACGAGGGTAAGGGCATCCCGATTCTTGACTGGGAGGACGGTCAGAGCATCGACTGGGTCAACACGTTCGTCAATCGTTACCACGAGCTGACCGGTGTGTGGCCTTGGGTGTACGGCAACGCTTGGCGCTTCAATCAGGGTACTGTCAATGCAAACTGCGGTAAGTGGATTGCTGGCTATCCGTCCAACGGCATCACCGACATCAATTACGGCATGAACAACAGCATGCCCTATTCCGTGAACGGCGGTGGTGTCTGCGCTTGGCAGTTCAGCTCTTCGGTTCGCATCTCCGGTTACAGTGGGAACTTGGACGGCGATGTGTTCTACGGCGATGCTACGGCGTGGGCTAAGTATGCGGGTGCTTCCGGCTCTTCGAGCTCTTCCAGCTCGTCCGGTTCTTCGACGTCTTCGAGTGCTCCTTCCGGCACTACGTTGGAGCTTGCTGTGGCTGTAATGCAGGGCAAGTACGGCAACGGTGACGCTCGTAAGTCCGCTCTTGGTTCTCGTTACAACGAGGTTCAGGATTTCATCAACCACATTCAGACGGCTTCGACGTCGACCCTCGCTTCTGAGGTCTTGGCTGGTAAGTACGGCAACGGGGATACCCGCAAGACGGTGCTTGGCTCTCGTTATGACTCTGTCCAGAGCGTTGTGAACGGCTCCTCGTACAAGACGTACACGGTGAAGTCCGGCGACACGTTGTCTGGCATTGCTCAGAAGTATGGCACTACGTACCAGAAGCTGGCACAGATTAACGGCATCAGCAACACGAACGTAATCTACGCGGGTCAGGTTCTCAAGATTGGCTAAGCGAGCACAGGCAACTCGGTTGAGATAGCAGAAAGCGGTGGTGGAGACGACATGAATATTCCTATCAATCTCGACCAGCTTATAGCTATGTCCTCGCTGCTCGTCGCTGCCATCGTAGCCATTGCAAACTCCAAGCGCAACAGTAAGGCGAACGTCGACATGTTGCGCAAGGAGGCCGAGCGCCAGCAGAGGATTAGCGACAAGCTGGCGACCATCGGCTCATCCGTCGATGAGACGCGAGCCATGGTTCAACTTATTGACAACAAACTGGAGCAGCACGGGACGCAGATTACGCGACTCGAAGCGAAGGTTGATGAGCAAGAGCGCCGAATCACGGTGCTTGAGAAGCGCTGCGAGCGCCACTTTGGCGAACAGCAGTGAACAAACATTGAAACGGGGGCGCACAACGCGCCCCCTCGTCATTAAAAGGAGAGATAACTATGATGAGCAAGACTTACTGGATTAACTGGGCTGAGGCGGCCGGCATCCGTGCCATCAAGACGTTTGCTGAGGCTATGCTTGGCTTCGTTGGTGTCAGCGGTATCGCTATCGGCGACATCGACTGGGCAATGGCGCTCGGCGTGTCCGCAGCGGCAACGGTTGCATCCGTGCTTATGTCTGTGGTTGGTCTGCCTGAGGTTTCCGTTGATGAGGACGGCGACCTTGTCATCGACGGCGACGATGAGGATGAGAAGGCTTCGGACGACAACGCCGACGAGGCAACTTCCGAGGAGACCGCTGAGGCAACTGACGAAGAGACCGACGAGGAGTAACAGAACACGAAACGAGAGCGTCACCTGTAACGGGTGGCGCTCTTTTTTTTTATGCCTGTACAGCATAAACAACCGGCGGCATGGAATACGTACACAGTGAGATGGGGCGGGTTGGTTCGCGCTTCGAGTTTTTGAGAATTTCGCTTACTTTTTGAGATTTTTAGGGCACTTTTTGAGAATTTAGGCGACTTTTTGAGACAGAAAAAGGGCGTTCTCTCTGTGTTTCCCCTGATAAACAAGCATTTTTCTTATATTTAATCTCATAATCTCAAAAAAATTACTACTTATTACACAGTGTTCAACGAAAGACGTTACGTGTAATGAAAGTCAGAAAAAACGTGAGATTTTGAGAATCAAAGCCAGTTTTTCTCTTGCTGTGTACATCTATGGGATACTGTGGCGAAACGTGAGCTTTACGGGTCTCAAAAGCATTCTCATTTCTTCTCGAAAATCTCATTTACACCCCTTTATTCTCAAAAACTCACGCGCCCTGTTGTGTACGTCTTGGATAACCGTATACAAAAAAAGAGCAGCCGTGGTAGCTGCTCTTTTTGATGAAATGGAAGCCTACGCGCGACCAGCGGGAGCGTGTGGGCTTGCGAGTGTTTACACGAGCACGTCGCGTGCCGTTGCGGTTCCGTCATTACTGACGAGCACCGCATCTCACTTGCGTGAGATGGGAACGCATCGGTTGCGGGCGTCGGTGCCCACTTGCGTGGGCACGCCACCCGTTACTGACGAGCACCGCACGAACTGCAATACACGTAGTCCACGTAGGTTTCGGTCTTGTAGGAACCATGGTCCTCCTTGTGGGAACCAGTCTGAACCGTCTGGGTCTCGTAGACAGTCTCAGTACGGTAGTTTTCAGGGACACCCTGCATAATCAACTCGCGGGCGTGAGCCTTGGCGTCGTTGATGTTAGTAGTGGTATAGCCGTCGTAAGCGAAGATATACTTGTTACCGACGGCGACCTGCTGAGTGCCGTAGTCAGGCACATCGACCCAGTTGCTCACCCAGACCTGACGGGTAGCCGTATGGTTCACCCAAGTGTGCGTATGGGCAGGCTTAGAGGGCTTAGAGGGCTGGCTGGAAGACGAACCAGAGTTGCCAGAGTTACCAGTGCTGGTAGAACCAGAGTTCGAAGAACCAGTGCTGGAAGACTGAGAACCAGTGTTGCTGTTGTCAGTCGTAGCAGGCGGAGTCGTCTGAGCAGGCTCCTTGTTGACATCGACTTCCTTGTCGGCGTCAGTTGCCTCCTGCTTGGTCTCGTCGCTCGCATTCGGGTTCTGGGCGACATTGCCCTCAAGTTTATCAAGAATGTCAGTGCCAGTATCGCCCTTCAAGGTCTCGTCGCCGTTCTCAACGGCGTCCTTGGTCTGGTCGATGATGTCCTGAAGCATCTCGTCCGTAACTTGGTCAGCAGGAATTTGCGTCATAGGGCAGTCGACTGCAGGTACGGTCTCCGCGTCGGCGTCGACGGTGATGTCGACAGGAGCACCCGTGTCGTAGATGTCGAATGCAGAACCGTCAGAGTTGACAGGGCTGACGAAGCTCACGGTGTAGTCGCCCTCGGCAAGTGCGACCGTAGAAGTGCCCTTGTTGCCCTCGGCGTCAGGGGTCACCGCGTGGTAGAAGTCCACATCGTTACTCTCACTCTCGATATGAGCGATAGCGGGTGTGGAGTTCTCGTCCCAGCCGTTGTCGGCTGTAACATTAAGGGTCACATCGACAGTCTTTTGTTCATCGGTAGTGGTCTTGTCTTGCTGTGTGAAAGCGCCTGATGCTGCGGCAATCGACACGGCTATGACTGCAACGACTACGATTACGATGGCCGCTGTATGTGGCTTGTGGCTTTTAACCCATTCGATTGCCTTTCCCATTTAGTCCACCTCTATCCCTTCTGTGTCAGGGGTGTCTAACATGAAGCCGGCGTGGTCTTCGTTGACTATTGTTGCAAGCCCGCTGAAGCCGGCGAATGTCATGTCGTAGACGGTCTGCTTATTGACAGGTGAAAAAAGCTCGATGCTCTCGCTGCGAATTGCATCCCCGGCTTCGGTAGAGCTTCCTTGTATACCCCAAGTGAGTACATCGGCAGGGTTTTGCTCTTCGTCGTCTAACTGCGCTTTGTAGAATGAATACGAAGGAGCGTCGAAGGATATCGTCTCGCTCTGCGTGTTGTTTCCGGTGCTGTCTGTCTCAATGTGAAGCGTGTACGGCTGAGCCTGCGGTTCTTGATACGTAGCCGACTCAGTTGCAGCCTGACCGTCTTTTGCTGCGTTCAGTTGAGCTTCCAAATCGGTGAGCACTTGGCTGTAGATAGACTTCAACTGTTCTAAATCAGCGTCGGTTAGGTCTGACAGTGAGCTTCCGCGAAGCCCCGACGTGTACGTGCCGCTGTCGTACTCATCTTTCAGAGTATCGTAGACGCTTTGAATGCTCTCAATAGCCGGAGCTGTACTGTCGAGGGCGTCCTGACGTTTTGTGTCGAACACCTCCTTGTCTTGCTCCTTTGCCATCTCAACGATTTCATCGTCAGACTTACCGTTCAAGTCTGCGAATGTCGCCCCATCGCATTGGTATGCAGTGACGTTGCCGTTTCCGTCAAAGACAAGAATGCGGTCAATTTCTCCGTCTTTCTCTATTGCGTCATTCTCGTTGTACTGCACCCATACGCTTTCCTGTCCGAAAGCCTGAGATACAGCAAGCGGCTCACTCGCACTCTTTACATCGTTTGTACCTCCACAGCCTGCGAGTGTGAGTGTGAGCAGGCATGCAGTGGCTACCGCCGCTGCGGTAAGTCTTCTCTTCTTCATCCTATGTACCTCCAAATGATTAAGATTTTTAGCCTCACCCGCCGCATCGAAGTGGATGCGGGTCTAATGATATGTCGGGGCCAGAAGAATATGAAGTGTATGGGCTGAAAAAAGCCTATACAGGTTATTATATTATACACACAATCTCCATACAATTCAAGAGTAGATGAATTGTATGGGCGGTGAAAGGATGAAATACTACGAAATAGGACAGCGCATACGCCGCTATCGCAAGGCATGCGGTCTGTCGCAGGAGGCTCTTGCCGAGAAGGCGGGCATTTCTGCAACGCATATGAGCCACATCGAGACCGGGAACACCAAGCTGAGCCTTCCGGTTCTCGTAAACATTGCGGAGGCTCTTTCGGTGCAGACGGATGCTCTGCTTTACGACGCCCCACGATTTTCCAAGACGGTTGCGTCGGAACACATACAGAATCTGCTTGATTCATGCGCGGAGGAACAGCTCTATGTGATTATTGATACCCTCGAAGCTCTCAAGGTTTCACTGGACAAGCACATGGGTGATTGAATTGATTTACGGCCTCGACTTGTGAAAGCCCGGTACGAATAGGTGCCGGGCTTTTTTCGCGCGCCCATAGGTCGCTATTATTGCCTATATACACCCACAGGCTATTGACAAAATACACGTTTGGGCGCATAATATCTACATAAATGGGGGTGATTTCAATGGATGAGAACACAGACAGCATGACTCCAGCCGAGGAGCTTAAACACATGCGCGAGCTGTACGGTATGAAGCGTTCCGAGTTTTGCGAGCATTTTGGAATCCCTCTGCGCTCGCTGCAACATTGGGAGATTGGAGACCGCAAGCCGGCTCCGTTTCTGATTTTCCTTATTCGCAAGGTGTACGACCTCGAACAGGAGAATAAATACTTGCAAGAGTGCATCGACACACTCGACCGTCAAAACGATGAGCTGAAAGCACTTATTAAATCTCAGTCAGATACACAGTAATTAGATGATAAGAGAGGTAAACAATATGAGACCATTTGCAGAATTGGGCTTTGATGTATTCGATAAAGCGTATTTCAAAATGAACGGTCTGAATACAGACCGGCACATGATTAACCAAGAGGAACTTGAGAAGCTATTAGACGCATCCGTAAACATGTCGAAAGAGGAGCTGGATGCGGCTTTAGATAAATATATCCCGTTGCCGCCGATGGATGAGATAACAAGCAAGATTGTCTTCGAAGAGTTTCGCATGAAGGGCGATTTGAGGTCGATGGTTGGCTTTTACCCAAGAGCCATGAAATGCGTAAGGGAAGGAGATTGGAAAGAGTTCTGCGAGTTTGTCGCCGGCGTTTACCAGCTTTTCCCTGTTGTCTTTGCGGACGGTGGCATATTTGATGAGGAAATGCCCTACGAATACAAGCGCGACTTTATCGTTCAGTGCTACGTAAATCACGGGGATGAACTTGACCCTCTCGTTGAGCGTTTGTCGAATTTCGACCCAATAGGCGCGTCTGTTCTTCCCCCAGAATATGCTGATTTGGATGTAATCACGGTATATCGAGCGGGAGAAGAAGAAATCGAAGAGGCTCCAGAACGCTGTTCTTGGACTCTGAGCAAAGACGTCGCCGACTTCTTTATGTACAAGTACAGGAACAGGCACGCAAATTATATATATAAAGCAAAGCTTGCGACAAAGGACGTTATCGCATACACCAACGAGCGCGAGGAGTTCGAGGTCATTCAGTTTTGCTCTGTGTACGACATAGAGATTCTGGACAGATTGCCAAAGAAAAACAAGTAGGCTTCCACGTTCTATGGGCGACGGTCTTTATGAATCAATAACCGAGGTGGATTTTCATGAGTACAAATAAAGAATTACGCGAGGGGGTGGCCGACAAGGCAAAAACCTGCTTCCTGTATGTTCGCGTCTCCACGAAGATGCAGGTGGAGAATGGGGAATCAATCGAGGCGCAGCTGTATGACCTGCGCGACTATGCAAAGCGCAATAACCTGCGCATCTTGCACGAATATATTGACGATGGATATTCAGGCAAGAACATCACCGGGCGTCCCCACTTCCAAGAGATGATGGAAGAGATAAAATCCGGCGTTCGCGTGGATTATGTTCTTGTGTTCAAGCTGAGCCGTTTCGGGCGTAACGCAGCAGACGCCCTTTCATCGCTTCAGCTTATGCAGGATTACGGAACAAACCTCGTCTGCGTCAAGGATGGCATCAACAGCGAAGCCCAGATGGGCAAGATGATGATTGCGTTCATGTCGGCGTTCGCAGAAATGGAACGTGAAAACATCCTTGTTCAGACGATGGCTGGGCGCGAGCAGAAGGCCCGCGAGGGAAAGTGGAATGGCGGACAAGCCCCCTATGGCTATAAGCTCGTCAAGGACGAAAAGGGCAAGGGGCATCTGGAAATCGACGAAGACGAGGCGGAAATCGTTCGCATCATATTCCACGAGTACACCAAGAACGGCAAGGGCGTTATGGCGCTCGCATCTTGGCTTAATGCACAGGGATACCGTAAGAATGTTCGTGGGAACGGCAAGTACGAGCACTTTGTCCCGACGTTTCTAAAGAACGTACTGCGCAACCCCGTATATATTGGAAAAATCGCTTACGGACGTCGCAGGACGACACCCGTCAATGGCAAGCGCAACGAATACCGCATAATTAAGCAGTCCGATTATGACGTGTACGATGGAGAGCACGAGGCCATCATTGACGAGGCTACATGGAACGCAGCACAGGAGCGCATGGCCGAGGAGTCACATCCGTTCCCGGAAGCAAAGACCGGCGAGCACGTGCATCTTCTTACGGGAATGCTCATCTGCCCGGTATGCGGGCGCAAGATGATTGCCAACGTCTCACACGGAAAGCGAAAGAATGACGGGACGGTAGGCAAGTCCACCTATGCGTACGCCTGCAAGTACAGCAAGAAACAGTTCGGGCCAAGCTGCACGTTTACCCGCCAGTTCAAGCAAGAGTACATCGACAGAGAAGTAATCGAGGTCATAGCACGTGCCGCCTACTCCGATGTATTCGAAGAGCGTGTGCGCGACGAGCTTGATGCCGCTGTGGATATTGAGAAGCTGGAAGCGGACGTGGAACGCATCGGAAAGGCACTGGACAACAACAAGGCGGCAAGGCGCATGCTGTCACGCAAGCTCGATTCTTTGGACGTGTCCGACCGTAGCTATGAGCGGAAGTACGAGGACATGCAGGCGCGACTCGATAAGCTCTATGATGAGTGCGCAGACATCGAGGCGGCGTTCGACGACGCAGAGTCGAAGCTGGAGAGCGCCAAGGAGAAGCAAGTGACGACTGCTCGCATATACGAGATGCTTGACGAGTTTCGTGAGCATTTCGACGAGTATGACCCTGTGCGTAAGAAGGAGATTCTGCGGCAGGTAGTGGATAGTGTTGAGATAAATCCTGATGCAAACCCGAAGAGGGGTGACACGATTGTGACGCGTGTGCGCTTCAAGTGCCCCGTATCATTTTATCCTACGTTGCCCGAAGAGGCTTATGATGCACTCGGCATCAAGGAGTTCAACCGCTTGGAAACGACAGAATATGTCTCCGAGAAAAATTCTCGGGTTGACGAAGATACCGTTGAATGCGTCGTACGGTTGGATAAGATGAATTAAAACAAAAGAAGGCTTTCCCATGATTCGCCCCGTTACCGAAAAGGATATTCCCGCCTGCGTCGAAGTGATTCGCAAGAGCTTTTTGACCGTTGCGGAGGAATTTCATTTTACAAAAGAAAACGCACCGCGCTTTACGGCGTTTTCCGTCGACGAAGATCGCCTTTCCTACTACTTTCACGTTGAGCACCGCCCTATGTACGCATATGTGGACGGCGATCAGATCATCGGCTATTGCTCTCTTTTTCTGGAGGGAAATAATGCCTGCGAATTAAACAATCTTGCGATTTTGCCTGCCTACCGACACAAAGGCATCGGCAAACAGCTTTTGGAGCACGCCGAAAAAACCGCTGCTGCGCTGCACTGCACGGTCATGCACATCGGCATCGTGGAGGAAAACCGGGTCTTGCGCCGCTGGTATGAGAAAAACGGCGCCGTGCATACCGGCACGAAGAAATTTGATTTTTTCCCGTTCACCTGCGGATATTTGCAAATGCCGCTCCCGAAAATTACGGAAGAAAGGTAA